GTTGCTCATACAATTAAATTGCTCCAAAAAAAAACCACTCTATTGAGTGGGTTTAAGTGGTTTGTTTTAGGGTAATTAACGTCTCACAAGATTAAACAAGACACCGCCTTGGCGGCTTTCGCGTCTAGCCCAATCGTTCATTGCATTATTCAGAGATTCAGCAATTTGCTTTTGCCCTTGTGTATTGACGCTTGCGGATCCATCAGCAAACGTAATCTGTTGGCTGATTTGCACATTGCCCTCACTAGCCCCGTTTTGACGATTATTTAAATAATTCGTCAAATCTTTGTTCTGTTGAGGGTTTAGTACACGTTCACCACCATCTAAAAGCCATGTGCCCTCTCTTGGTACACTATCAATACCGTTGTGGGCCATACCAGTTAAACCAATTGCTTTAATATTGCCAATAATGCTTGCCGTTTCCGCGGCAACGGTTGCAGCAGCAGCCAAATTGGCAGGGAAAGGCAAACTCATTGCATTTGCAATGCCCTGCTGGATTGCGATCATTGACTGAGCGATAGCAAAACCCTTTTGGATAGCAAACATTGCTTTATATGCAGCTGACTGCTCCCCAAATACAGTTTTCATCGTATCTGCGGTTGATTCTGCTATTGATTCACCATACATAAAATGTAGACTTAATCTATCTTGAAGATATTTTTTTTCAGCAGCTAAGTTAGCTGCTCTAGCCTCATCTTCTGTAATGTTGTTCCACTTCAATGCATCCGCAATTACTTTCCTTCTATCCTCTAACTCTTTATCTAGATTGAAGTACTCCTCAGAACCATTAAGTGAAGATGACATAGATTGGAAATTCACATATGCATTTCTTCTACGGTCTTCATACTCATTATCTTCCGCTCTTGCTGATGCATTAAGTAGGCCAGCGCGTATTTTTGCATCACGAACTTTTTCAATCTCTTGCCGTTCAAGTTCATACCGTCGTGTGAGTGCTTTTGCTTCATCCATATAGCTTTCTTCAATCTGGAACAATTGTTGTTCCTGACTAAGCCTCAAAGATTTAAGCTCATCATCACGCTGCTCATCTAAGGACTTTTTGCGTAAAGCTCGCTCCTCCTTAGACATCCCAACTTTCGCATCGACACGGGCTTTTTCAATTTCAAAAGTCTTTGCTAACTTTTGCTCTTCTGACCAATTCCAAGCATCTAAGTCTTGTTGATATTCAAGCAAATATACTTGTTTGCGTGCAGCACTAATTTGCTTAGCTTCTTCAATTAAGCGTGATCTATCAGCTGATGGTAGTGATGCTTCGTTAAATCGTGCTAACTCTTTAGTTAGATCAGCTTCAATTCTTGTAAATTCAGTTCCATAGTCATATAGAACTTCTTTAGCTAATTTTGCCTGTTCTGCAATTTTACGATTTAACTCTTCTTGTGCTTTCGCTGCAGCCTTAGCTGCTTCAGCAACCTTGTTTTGCTTATCTAGCCAATCTTGTGCACCCTTTGTGGCAACAGTATTTGTCGTGTTGGCTTGATTTTGAAGCTCAGCTAATTTCGCAGTTGACTGTGATACCGTATCATCAAAAAGCTTACCCACTTTCGTTGAAAACTCTTCCATTACAGCTTCGTTGTCGCGATAAGCCATCTTGATATAACTATTCTCTGCGCCTGAAGTTGCTCCAGCAGTTATCAGTGTTTTGGCGAACTTAATCCCTGGCAACTTGCCTAACCAGCCGCTTTCTTCCGCAGCCTTATTAGTTAAATTATATGAATCCAAAGCTTGATTGGTGACACCTGCAATTCCATTAGCAACCATGTTAAGTGCCGCCCATACACCAAGTGCAATTGCAGCCACACCACGTAATGAATCTGCTAGTACTTTACCTGCATCAGCCATTCCCCGTGCTTTTTCATCGCCATCTAACATTGCTTCTGAAATATCAACTAGAGCAGGAATAACTTGGCTTAGTACTCGTTTCTTTAATCCTTCATATTGCATATCTAACATTTTTGTTTGGACTTGCAACTCCCTAGATGCTTTTAGGGTTTTCTCATCCATGATAATGCCAGCACGTTCAGCCGCTTCACCCCACAAGCGCATACCTTCTGCATTATTTTTTAATAATGGTAGTAGCAATGTAGAATCAGATGCCATACTTTCCATTAAGAATGACATTTGGTCTTGTGAAAGGTTAGCCTCCTCCATTTTCTTAACAAACAAGCCCATTGACTCAGGGCCTGAAAGTTTAGAAAGCTCTTTAGCCAACTTCATAGCGCCATCTGCGCCTTTCTCAGTTTTAACTGCCACTTGTTCCATGAAATCAACTAATGGACCAGATCCAGCAGTTAGAAAGTCACCAAAACGCTCATTCCAGTCTTTCATGATGTCACTGAGCTTTTCAGCCTCAATACCCATCATTTGGGCACCTACAGCCATTTTCTGAAACTCGGCAACTGACGTTTGGCTCAAATAAGCAAAGCGCTCTAATTCCGCATTATGCTTTGCCATTGTGTCAGCCATTGCAATTATGGCAGTTGTAGCACCAGCAACAGCTGTAGCAGCAATTGCACCATATGAAGCAATAAAGCCCTTCATCTTAGTTAGGCTACCCTTAAGTTGCCCTTCCGCTTGCTTTAATGGCTCGGTGAATTTGCCAAGTCGGACAAGTAAATCAAGAGTTAATGTTCCCAGTTTAGTCGCCATTACTTTTCTCCGGCCAATAAAAAACCGCCCGAAGGCGGCATGGTTTTACATACATTTATTTGAGATTTTCTATGCAATAGCTGAACTTCTCATTCTTAAAGTCCTCTACTGCATTTTTCTTTGACTGTTGGCTATTAAATCTAGGGGTTTTATAAGCCTCTTTTACCAAAGATTTCATTACTTTGTTTCGATCTACTGACCCGTAGTCCTTCATATATATTTCTGACATTGGTGCGCCTTCTTGCCTAGCTGTCATGACTGCCTCAGCTAATTTTTCAAGAGTTTTGCACGTTTCTTCATTCTGGCTTTTCGCCATAACCGTTTGTGATACAAACATTGATATTAGAATTAAGGATGCTGCATATCTCATATTAATCACGCTCAAGGTCTGGATTGATTTTAATTAGTTCATCATATACTAGTTCTGGACTGTCATATAAATCTGCCCAACTATGCCCTTCATCACGCAAATTGTTTACTGCTTTTTTTAGCTCTGTCTTTTTTGGCTTTTTAATCCAAAATTCTTCTAGGTTGTCTTTATCCGTCCAGAATTCATAAACACCCTCTTCAGCATTTAGTTCTTCCATTTCCGTTAAATGATCTATCCATTTTGCGTGTGCTTCTGGATTATTTACCTCAATGTCTTTAAGTAATTTATTCTTTACTCTATTAAAGTTTTTATAGGTTGTCTTTTCTGGAATATCTAATCCAGTAATCACAAAAAACTCTTTTTGCTCGGATGAGATTGTACAGGCATTTGCCAACTCTGCTGCTTTCTCCAGAGATTCTGTGGTAATAAGGTTTCGAATTAAATCTAAATCTTCAGGTAAATCCAATCGAACCCCATAACTACCTTCACTTGATTTATTTATCCATCCACCAATAACTATTGCATTTACTTGAAGTAGACATTCATTATTAAAGCCTAAATTTCCCAATATTTTAGATAATTCAGATGCAGTTTCCTTTGATAAATACCCAACTAATAATCCATTTATATAAACTTGGATTGCATTTTTATCGTATGGATTTGTAGGTTCTTGCTTAAGGATAGCTTGAACTACAGTTTGTTTTGATTTCTCGCTCTTCCCGCCTGCGATCTGCTTCAAATTATTTTGATAATTACTCTCTCCAACGACATCAAAATAATATTTCTTATGCCAAGCAAGATAATGGCTCGGTGGTAAGTTCAAACTAGTGTTTTGTCGAAATGGTTCAATTAGTTCTTTGGGATTCCCACTTGAAACCAATAAATTTTCCTGAGTTGAACCTTGCTTTTTGTTATTATTTACAAAATAAAAAACTATACCAATGATTGCTACAACTATTAATGCCGTCCACATAAACACCCCCTTATTTTTTAAGAGGATAGCACATGGTGTAAAAAAACCGCTATCTCTAGCGGTTCTTGATCCTTAACTACGTTAAGCAACTTTACTTAAAGGCTTATCCAAGCGTTCTTTCATTTGAGACATTGGTGCAACTGTATAGTTCATTGATTGAAGTGCTTTTACAGCTACTGCCTCAATTAACTGTTCGCACTTAACTTTATCAAATTTGACTTGGGCTTGTTGCGTTAAATTAATTACATTACTCATAGCGGATCCTTTAACTTAATTCTAGTTCTTAAAACGGAAGGCCAACCACCGTGGCCCCTCGAATTGAACTGATAAATTAAGTTCATCTAAAGCCTGCGAAGCAGCGGTTAAGCCTACATGCAGTTGTGTTAAGTATTCTAATGTTGAATCATTACGCGCATAAACTTTAGTACAACCAGAGTTTGCGCTTTCTGCTAAGAAAGTAGCTACACATGAAGCCAATACTTTAGCATTGAATACATCATAATCTTCTTTTGATAATTGCTCAATAGAAGGACAAAGATCAATTGACATTAGTTTTAATGTAATTTCGTTACCAACTTTAACCTTAATTACTTCAACTAAAGCAATAATTTTGCCCGCATCGTCTTGCATACCAAAGAATGTAGACTGATTAATGCGTTCAGAATAATTACCAAAAAGATTGCTAGAAATAATTTGTGCAAAATTACTTTTTAATAAAAATAATCGCTCAGAGTCGAAGCTAGAATCTTCAGCTTCTTTTAGCCACTGATCTTGCAGATGACAAAGTAATGGTTCAGTTAATGTAATTTTGTTCAATGAAGTGCACCCTTATTATTTCCCATAAAGTATTTAATGCCTTAAATTTATATTTCAAGGCATGCTAATAATATTAAAGGAATATGTTTATTTCACCACATTAGATTTTAAGAAGCTTTCCAAATCCTGTGGCTCAGGTTTGCTTTCATGAGGCATGTAATTTAGAGCATCAATCTTGGTGCCTTTTTTAACTTTAGAAGATATATAAAGTGCAAATAGGTTGCCAATTGCTTGCTCTATTCGTCGGCCAACAAATAAAGATCCACGTTTCTGGCGGTATGCCCACCAGATGTGGAATTCTTCGTTAGTTATTTTTTGCTTCGCTTCTGCGATGGTGCTTCCACCGATTCCGCAACTGACGAGTTCGCACCAGAATTCATTCCGCTTGAGCTCTTCTTCATCAACTTTCCCATGAAGTTGTTCACTTCATCTGAGACAGCATAAAAAGCATTGCAAACCGAAACATCGCAATCTAGCACTTCATCAATTGATTTGAAGAATGGTGAACCTTTTGCATCTTCGCAAATTGACCCAAGGATGCGCGCAGCTTGTAAACGGATACCATCAATGCTTTCAAGCTTAGAATTTTCCAAGTCTTTAGGATCGAACTTCCATTTATAAGCCTTTAAAATCTGCTCTTGGTCTTTGAATGAAAGCTTACGAACGAAAACTTGCGCTTCGTAGTCTTCCCCATTTAAAGAAAAATGCACCGTCTTTTCGACTGGTGCACCTTGAGAAAGACTAACTTTTTTCAGATTAGCTACTGATAACTTTTTCATCTTTCACCTTAAGCCTTAGGAATAATCTGAACACCAGTGCTACGCTGCATAGTGACTTGGTAGCTTACGAGTGAGTCAGCTTCAAATGTTGGAGTTGAAGGAGCTAGTGAAGCTTTATAAGTCCAGAATGTACGAGTCGTTGGAACTGTCACTGTGCCTGTCGCGATTGTCGGCTCTGCTGTGCCGTCACTTGCACCAATGTAGAAAGTTAATTCTTTGTGCGCATCTGCCCATTCAAGAAGTTGAACATGTGTGTCGTTTTCTGGATCTAGGTTAAAAGTAATTGAACCGTCACCTGGATCATTCAAACCTGTTAAGTAAGACTTTGAACTTGTTTCTTCTAAACATGTATTTTCAAGCTTAGAAGTACTATCACTGCCTAAATCGATTGCAGTAATACAGATTGCTTTAGTAATGGCCGTGCCATCAGAGATAAAAACGTTAGTACCTTGTGTACGTAAAACTGCCATGAGTAGCTACTCCTCAAATTTTAGGCATAAAAAACCGCCTTTCGGCGGCATTGGTTTGGAAATAATTAACCCCGCACTTGGCGGGGTTTAATGTTTGTTGGAATCTATGGTTTCACCCTGTATGCCTTTGCATAGTTTCAGGATGCTTTCGGCATGCAGTGTAATGTGTCGATGGTTTGGCTTGGTTCGCTCAATATCAATAGCTATTAGCATTGCTGCGCGCAGGTTTTCTGTCGGCTCTACACTTTCAAAAATGTAGGTGTCGTTATGAATAACAATATCGGCATAACCATCTTCTTCTGTGCTTGGTCTGCACTCCACCACAATGTAAGCAGGAACATTATTTGTCATTATCTTTATCCTCATCAAAATCTAAGGATGGTTGCGCTTCCTTAATCAGATCATCCAATTCTTTAAGCATAGCTGGCTTTGTTTGCTTACCATGGATTGATAGAAAGCTTGCTGCGCCTGACAGAGATTGGGTAATCAGCTCAAGTTGTGCTGAAAGCTTGCCAATGCGTACCTGTAGCCCATCTTTGAGTTGACGAGCCAATTCCTCTTGCTCGATGTAGTATTTGCGGATCTCATGACCTTTTTTATTGCGCTCCATCATCCCAAGGTGTTTGGTCATATCCACCGAGATGATGTACTCAATTAGGTTTTGTCCTGTTTTTGAAAGCTCCTCTTTTTTGAGGAGCTTAATAAAATCAAAATTCTCTTCAAAGCCACATTGTTTAATGCGTCGCTTAATCCAATCCGAAAAGTCCGTCTTAACCTCTAACATTTTATGTAGGTCACGCGCATTCACGCCGAGTTGGACTTTTCCATTTAATTCAACTTCGATAAATGGAGTTTGATTTTCAATTTTCACAATTGCATTCATTGTCATGCTCCGACCACTCATTGAATAAAAGAACACTGGCAGGAAGATGCAATGAGTAGTCGAAACGACCATCTTCTTTTCGGGGATCAGCCTAGCCAGTGGTTGCCTGAATTTCAGGCATAAAAAAACCTGCCACGAAGGACAGGTTTGATTTAGGTAAATTCTTTAACGGCTTAAAAACCAATTTGCGTCAAATCCACGAGCAAAAAGCTTTGTGTCTGTTTCGTAGTTGCTTATTCGCGGATTTAAGATATAGCTTTGTGTTTCCAAAGCCTTTCTAATTGCTTCACGCGCCTCATAGGCACGCTTTTGGTTAGTGTCGTACACAATCACCTGATACATGACATGATCAGTCTTAGCGGGGCAATCAAGGCTATTTTCAGCACTTCCACCTACCTCTTGCCAAACTGCATAAGGAGTAGGCGTATCTAAAGGCGCTAAATCCTCATAAACACGCAAATCAGTGCCTAAAATAGCCTTAACTGCTGGATCTGCATTGAGTGTTCGATAAATTGGAAGAAAGCTCATAGTTTTGCTATTTCCTTGTCTAGTTCAGCACTGAAAGACTGACTGAAAGTATCTGTGACCTTTTGGACATTGTTTGCTAGTGCTGGGCGCATGAATGGAGTTGCAGGCATTTCTGACGTTCCGTATTCGAGAAAGCGCCAGTATCTGGTGTCTCCACCACTTGTATTAGGTGGTGTTGGGTTTGAATAAGACGCACCACCACGAACACCTACTCGCATTTGCACTAAATCAAGTGATTTAGTTTTACCTGCTGATACCGAAATGTTGCGCCAGATCTTTTCAGACGTTTCAGGGTCATCTATGGCCTTTGCATTTTGTCTTGCTGCATCACGGACAACGTTCATGCCTTTGCGGGCTGCTCTCATAGCTGCATTGCGAATTTTCCGTTTATCTTTTAAGACACCCATCTTACGCAAGACTTCATCTAGCCCTTCGATTTTTACGTCTACGTCGGCCATAAGAACCTCTACTTAGGTTTTTCTAAACCCTGTCCAAGCAAGAAAGTACAGTAAGTGTATGAGTCTTCATTATCATCTAAGGCTTGACTTTTGATTGAGAAAATTCGCCCTTTCCAAATGACTTGCATCTTCGTCGTAATGTCTTCTCGATAGCGGATTTTCATTCGTGCAACTACTTCGGATTGGTCGGCTTGTGCTGCAATTAAATCTTTAGCAGAAAGTGGCGTGACCTTAGCCCAAAGCTTTTTGTATTCAGACCAACCGCCTTCAATGGGGAAGCCATCTTCGTCACGACCACCTTCGGTATAGTGCTGAATGGTTACACGATGACGTAATTCACCTGCATTTTGTCCCATAAATACCTCACACAGCCGTAGGCGTTCGATAAGTAAATAGAAGAGATTGCACTGGCTGTGGCATAAAATTGCCATTCACTGGTGCATCAGATTCAGCGTTTCGGTGTTTGTCGTAGTACCCGACAAAGACAAGCACAGCTAACCGAAATTCTTCGGGATAAGGTTCAACATGGTGAATCACATCCGTATAGCGTAAAACGGCCGATTCAGCCGCTTTTCTATAGATTTCCAAATTAGTGTCATTTGAATCATCGTCATAGCGAAGGTGTTCTTTGATTTCTTCAAGAGTAACTATGCTCATTCTGTCCACTCCTTCGCGCACAACTTAAAGTTTTTATGATCAAATTCGCCTAAATGGTCATTCTCAACATGCCATAACGAGCCATTTTTAGTGACAAACTGCCCTTTTTTATAAGCCACATCATCTTTAAAAACGCCCGTATAAAGCGATTTAAGAGAGTTTTCACCTTCTGACTGTTCTGCATCGGTTTGCGGTGTCTCCGAAGGCTGAGAAGCACTAGATGAAGTGTTAAATGGGTCATCTTTAGCATCACGCTTAGCAAGCGCTTCAAGTGAGTAATTTTGCTGCTGCATGTAAACTGTATCACCACCATTCAGAGGCAATTTACCGATTTTTGCTCGTCCCTCATTAGGTGTAAGCAATGAACCTTTCACGTCATCACGAACCATAGTATGGAAACGTTCAGAATCCATGCGAATCAGCGTGTCGATATCAAGGAAACACTCAACTTTGAATGATGTCAGGTCTAAACCTTCATCTAACAAGTTTTCACGTGCTTCAATTAGTGCTTGTAAGCAGTCAGAATAGTAAATGCCGTTTGCCTTCTCTGAATCGTCTGGAACAGTGCCAATGCCAATTTTGAACGGTGGCACATTGAAAACACTACAAACCACTCGCCCTGACATTTCCAATAACTCAATCATTTGAGAATCGGCTGCACTCATACCTAAAGCGGTATAAGTCATGCCATCCCCAATGACCGCAGTTTTACCAAAGTTAGCGCCTGAATAATTCGTGTTCCAACGAGCTTGGATTTCTTCGGCCTTTTCTTTCGTGATAGATCCTGGAGCAACCAAGATTCCACCCGGTCTGCTTCCGTTTCCGAAGAAGTTTGCAGCGTTTTTGATGATCTTCACACCCATGCCTGCCGCTACACCACAAGCCATAATTGGTGATAAACCAACAAGTGGATGATAGAAGGCGTTAATGCGGTCATGGATGATTTCAGATGCAGGAACAATCACAGATTCGGTTTGTGTTAAGCGGTCAGTATTGAACTGATAAAACACATTGCCGTAGTCATCAACAAGAGGACAAACAAGGTCAGGGTTAAGCACCACCATTCGGTATACTTCGCCAAAAACATCACGGAGTTTCCACACGTATGTATTGCCACGAAGTAATAAACTTGATGTCCATTGCTCTTGGAACTGCTGCCAAGTCTGATAATTGTTTGGCTTCTTTAAAACGCGCAGCTTGTCAGGGATGTCGACATTGACTAACACCCCTTTTTCTTTGCGTTTCAAGAGAATCGGTAATTTACCAATATCCTTAGAGATGAGGCTTACACAAGCGAAAACTGCATAAGACGCAACAAGATCATCGCGTGTTAATTCGTCATTTTTCTGCCAAGCACCTGAGTATGGTTCTTGCACAAATAGGCTATTCCAAGTCTGCCCAGCACTATGGACACTTTGAAAGCTCTTTTTACCTCTTAACCAGTCAAAAATGCCCATTTTTACCGCCTTTATTCGCTAGTTTTTACTTCTTTTTTAGGTTTGCTTGTTGCCTTTTTTGGTTCCTCATAAGGCTTAGCAACACCTGTTTTAATCAAGATATTTGCTTCAAAATCGGTTACTTCTTTGATATCGCCAACATTGGCGTCATGCATAACCTGTAAATATTCAATTTTCATAGCTGCTCCCATAGCTCAACAATGAAATCTCATTGCTCAGATATGAAAACAGCCCCAATTAAGGAGCTGTTTTGAGTTCAATACTTCAACTTATGGAGAAGTTGGAGTAGTTGTGTAGTCCAGATAAGCTGCGGCCACTGGGCGACGCTTAGCCCAAGTGATGAATTTCTCTACACGTACAGCAAATTTGTTTTCTTGCCATAAGTGGTGAGTCGTTCCACCATCAACTAATGTCGCTTGGTCGCTGTAAGAAACATCCACACCACCATCTTGTGCAAGCAAGATTTCACTTGTTTTCACAAGGATGATTTTGTTGCCAAGTGCTTGTGAAGTGATTACAGGAATACCAAGTAAGGTACGCGAACCACGTAAAGCCATACCGTTAAAGTAAGAGTTGCCTAGAGCATCACGCAACAACGCGATTTGTGCTGCACGTGTTTCTGACATCAAGAAGTACGCACCATCCAAACTTAAGTTGTTAGTAACGAAAGTGTTAATCAATGCAAGTAAATCTTTTTCATATGCAGCTGCCGTCTCACCAGTGTTTGGCGTCATGGTTACACCATTAAGTACACCAGCCGGACGAGTTGAAGAAGCTGCTACAGCATCAAGGAAGGTGTTATCGACCAATGTTGCACTTGCAGCGATTAGGTCATCACGCACCAGCACGCTTACAGAAGGATCTGAGCGACGCATCAACTCTTGGGTATAAACCGTAATAGCAGCTAGCTTGTGCTCTCCGATTTCTACTTCACTAAAAGTTGGGTTTGTAAGTGGCTTAGCAGCACCCTCACCAACCCATGAAGCCGTACCACCTGTTACTTGAGAAGGAATTTTTGAACGGAAAGGAACTGCACGGAAGCCTTGAAGCTTATCGAAGACAGTTGCTTGGCGAAGCAATTCAACAAACTCACCAACCAAATGGTTCTCATGTACCAATGTCGCTGCAAAACCTGAATCAGTCGTAGTACCAAGAGTCGCCTTAGTAATTAAGTCTTGAACTTCTTCACCAAAGCCCATTTTCTTAGCAACTTCCAATGGCGACTCGAATCGGCCTTCTTTAGCATTTAACTGAGAAATCAGTTTTGCTTGGGCATATTGTGCAAATCCAACACCTTTAGGAAGGTTCGACTTAACAATAATCTTATTGTCGCCTTTTGGATCAGGATCACCTTCAGCAGATTTCTTAGCTTGTTTAGGGTCCTCACCAGCAACAGGAGTTGCATTTTCAGCGGCAGCTTCAGTAGCAGCGATTTGCTTTTTAGTGCGCTCGATGTTGACTTCAATTGCTGCAATTTCTTTTTCGAGAGCTTGGATTTCTTTTTCGGTTTCTTCATCTGGTGTAGTACCAGCTGCGGCCGATTTAGATAATGCCGTCTGCATTGCTTGGTTCTTTTCAGCTAATGCCTTTAGCAATTTTTTTAAATATTCATTCATAGTTTTACTCCACCCTTTGTTGGGCTATTAAGTTTTACAATTACGTGTTTTTGCTCAGATGAATCGCCATCTGCTGCGGGTTTCTGAGGTTGTTTGCCCAACGCGGCTTTGTGTTCCTCAAATGCTTTTCTAAAATCTGTTCCGCTATCACGGTTATCAGGGATTGTTACAAGGGAGAGTTCGTACCATTCCCACTCGTCAAACTGAATGCCGCCGCCTTTGATCATTTCAGCCTTATCCCAATTAGGAAGAAACCCAACAGAAAGGCCTTTCACCAAGTCATATTTGAGGCTCTGGTAGGCTTCATCCACTCGATCTTTTAAGCGCCCGGCTTCTTTGATTTCAGGAATATGGAGTTCAACCTCAATACCCTTGCTCGTAACTTTTGCATCAGTCACATGGCCGATTGGTTGGCGCATGTCATGATGAAATAGCAACGGCATTGGCAGTTGAAACTTCGCGCCTTTAGGGATCATGATGTCTTTTGAACGATCCTGATTAGGTGTACTAGCCACCCCTGTAAATGTTCGCTTTTCTTCATCAACGGCTTTGATTTCGAACGAGCCGAATGATTTGTGCAGAGCAGTCATAGCCCCTCCAAAATGCAAAAACCGCCAATTAAGGCGGTCATTAGTTGAAATTAATTAGACGAAAAAGACGTTGTATTCTTTTGTGGATGGTTCTGGGTTCATGGACATCAAAGCCACCGCATTAAACGTGGCAATCAGTGGGTCAATCTTCCCTATTCCAGATTCTTGCTTAGTGATTCGCATACCATTACCGACCATCACGACACGGGCATTACCTGCTGCCCAAGTCATCAATTGTTGTCCAGCGTGGTAGAGATTACCTTCTGCTAATTTGCGCTCAGTGGTTAGGATGTAGGACATAAGCTTGTACCCTTGAGGCACAGCAAACATGCTTTCCTCTGGAATTCCTGCCTCAAGTAAGCCATCTAAAAGACCGCCTAAGCCCAATGGATCTAGTCCGATCTTATTAAGCTTTCCACTGTCATAAACCTTCTTAGCAATTGCTGCGAGCTGGTCAATGTCGTCGCCAATTCGGTCAACAACAGTAAGAGAACCCTCAGACTTGAAGTCTTCATACTTAGGCACATTCTCTTTTCGACGTTCTAAAGCAATCTTGTTTGCCCATGCATGATTCCAAAGCCACCAAATGCGAGGATCTTTTTTAAGACGCCCTAAAACCGCGGATCCAAGCAAATCATCTAACCCACCGCCATCAATACCAATCGTAATGACATCTGACTGTTCAATTAGTTGGTCTAAGCCGAAAACATGTTTTTGTTGATTCCAGAACTCTGCACCAGCCCATCGATTTGCACGTAAATTCATGCCAATTTCGATGTTTAAATGTTTGGCCAAGAAGTCTCGAAGTGATTCCTCACCTGCATCTTTGACCTTTTTAAACTCTGAAATAAGGTATTCAAGATCAACTGAAGCACCCAAGTTTGGGTTTGTGATGTAGAAATTTTCAGGCTTTAAGTGCTCACCTGCTTCAACTAAATACTTTGGGAACTCATAGATAAGAGGCAAAAAGCTTTTATCTTCTTTTATTCCATCTCGCACATCACGGGCATAGTCGAGAAGCTGTTTAAATACACCACATGGCACTTCATCCGACATGGTAGACAGATAAATTACACAGCCTTCTGGACGTGATGCTAAACCACCCTTTGCTTCACGAAACATTGATTCCGCATTCGCACGCTTACCAAAAAGCCAGACCTCATCAATTAGAATGATTGAGGCCTTCTTGCCTGCTGCCGCATTGGATTCCGCTGCGATAACTTTGAGTGTTGCTCCAGTACCTAGATGCGTAACTGTTTTTGTGTGCTCAGATACATTAAATCTTTCACTTAATTCTTCATCGGCGCGAATGAAATCTCGGATTGGATTAAAACTATTGTCCGCGACCTCTTTTGTGGGCGCCAACAGAATAAGCTCAGCCGACATACGATCATT